TTGTACAAGACCGCTCGGGTCGGTGAAGTCATGACCCAGAACCTGATTGACGGCCGTCAGCACGAAACCGATTCCGCTGAAAACGAGGCCGGTCTTGCCGTGGATCCAGTCGTAGATCGCGCAGTCCAGTTGCCGCGCTCGCAGGAACTCGTAATCTCCTGCCCACACTTTGACTTGCATCCGTGGATCAATAATCGGTATCTCGGGATGAGCCACGCCGCCGTCGGTCGCGCCCGAGCCGCTGACCGAGACCACAATCGCTAAACCGTGGCCGGCTTGCCTCGGGTTGTACTGCTCCGGTAGCTTTCCCGCGAATACTGGCGGTCCTCCCGGCCACGTCTCCGCCGGTGCGTTCGCCTCAAACACTTGCAGAATCGGGTTGGTCACGGTTGTGCCGTCGGGCGGAGGAAGCGTCACAGAGGGTAGCAGCATCCACGACCGCAGCAAGTTGTTGGGATCAACCAAGGGTTTTACTCAACCGGCATCACTTGTCCGAGTTGTACTTGGCCTGTGGCGAGGTGGTCCTTGATCGCCTCCGTGATCGCGCCGAGATTTGATTGCACAGCAGGCCACGCATAAGGCTGGGCGCTCATGTGCCGCGTTCCCACTTCCACGAAACCGCCGTGCCCCGACGTGGACGCCAGCTTCCCCATCGGCCCCTTCGGCGAAATCCACACCATCACGCGCAGTGAATCGCGGTTATGTGTCGATCCCGGCTTGATGGGGTCGGTTTCGACCGGACACGCCGCCTTGGCGTCCGGCAGGATCTTCCCCTCGAAAACGTCGCGCAGCGCGAGCGTCACTCCTGCCTTGAGCACGTCCAGAGTGGCCGCGCCGTTTACGTTGGTTTTGACCTCAGCGCCGATTAACGGTTGTGTCGCCATCGTTATGGCTCGAGTAGCATGGCCTCGACTTCCAGATGGTGGTCGGCAACGTTCCTGATGTTCTTTATGTCGAACATCGTGCCGTGCGGGTCCGGCGCAGCCACGTTCACACCACGCGCATTGTTGATCTGCAGCCAGTGATGGATGTTCAGCGGGATCGGCGGCGTGTCCACCTGAATTGGCCGCAAGTAGAAAAAGTAGATCTGCTTACCGAATCCGGCGTCGGACGTGACTTCCTGCCCTGTTGACATGTCATAGCGACAAGGAATGGCGCTGACGAGCAGAGTTAAAGCCTGCGACTGGATGCCATATACGTCAAAGCTACCGCCCTTTTTCCAGATAGAAAGCATTGAGTCCATCAGGCCGTCGAATTGGTCATTCGCGGAACGGCTCACGGCACGATTGGCCTCTCATAAACACTGATGACCGACTTGACGCTTTCCGGCATGTCCACCGAACCCGTCCTGATAGTGGCTGCGGCGATCATGTTGTTCTGCTCGTACTGGCCGAGTCGAACCATCTGCTCTGTCTGGTCTTCCGCCTGAAGTTGGCTCAGGCCTTTCTTGAATGCAACCCACACGATAATGGCTTCCTCGATGTCGTAAGGAACGGAGCTATAGCCGCCGTTGTAGGCGATCTGAATGCGCAACGGCGCCGGTCGATAGATCGGTCGTCGCGGCGTAAACCAGCTTTGAAAGACCGGCCACACGAAACCTTTCAGTGTGACGTACTGTCGTTCCTCGTCTGGGAGGGTGGGGTCGAAAAAGTATCCGAGTGTCGTCGGGTCCGTGGGATCGTAGACCGGAATCACCTCTTCATTGATCATCACCGACTCAATGCGATTCACCGGCCAATTCTTCAGGAAGACATCTTTCTCCCGGTCCTCGACCTTCCAGTTGGTGAGGAGAATGTACTCGGTGTAATCCATCGCTGGCAGCAGTCCTGGTCGCTTGATGCGGTTCAGGAAATCCGCGCTAACCGACTGAATCCAGCGTGAGAGGTTCGCATCCTCCGAGGTATCTGTCAGGGCGATGCCAAGATAATTCTTAAGGTCCTCAAGCTCAGCCAGATTCGGTGTTCGTGGCGCAGTCACTACGACGGCAGTCTGCGCCTCCCAATGGCCGAATTTGGCGCCGCTCACTACCGCATCGAAAACGAGGATGTAGTTGCTGCCGATAGCGGGAATGTTTGCTGCTGCGACCTCAACCGTGTAGTTGCCGTCGAGCTGGTCGGTCATCAGCAGGTTCGTCCATGCTGGCGACACCGGCGTGCCGGGAATCGTATCCGGCGTATCGGGGCTCCGGTTGATGTAGAGCGTGACCGTGACGGTGGCGCCGATTACCGGGTTGCCCTGTGCGTCGTAAATATCCCAACTGATAAGGGCCGGATTATTCCAAACCAGCGATGGATAACGCATTATGCCCTCTGCCTATCGCCGACCGGCTTTTTTCTTAGCGACGTTCACGTCGCCAGTGACATTCACACTCACCGCGTCAACCCGCGTGCTCACGGCCGCCGGTTGCACAACCGCAACCGTCGCCCTGGTCGCCGGCTTCGGAAGCTGGTTGTAGACGTCCTCCGCTTCCCCGGCTTCGACCTTTTGCTTGGCGATGTCGAAACGAACATCCTCGATTTCGCCCTTTCGCGCTCCGATCAAGTGCTTGATGTGCATAAGTCCTCTTATCCAAAAAATCGGGACCGTGGAACAACCAGCCGTTGTCCACGGTCCCGTCCGGAGTCCTGGTATGGCAACCAGGGCTGCAAGCAAAACCCTTTTTACTGCGTTTCGGTCGGGCTCTGTACCTCTGCCAACCGCGCTCCACTGAGGAAGGCGACGGCTGCCGCTTGCACCGCGTTGGCGCCGTTGGTGAGGACGAGCTGCACCCACGGATAGCCGGACGGCAATTCTTGCCCGTCCAGTTCGATCACGTAGAAGATGTTCGAGTTTCCGGACGGAACCAGTCCGGTAGCAGGAACGACGACACGCGGACCCAGCACGTCGTAATTGATTCCACTTGTCTCCTGCTTATAGACGCTGAAGGGAATCGCGGTCGCATTCGCTACGCTGGCTCCCGTCAGTGCGGTTGCGGTTCCGGCAAATATTTGAATGGTGGTCATTGCGGCAGCTTGTATGCCGAGACTTATCAGGATTGACACGTGCTGATAGTCCCTCATGGAGAAGGCTTGACACTTCACGCCGCCGGTTGCGTTGATGGGCGGTAGGATGTTGACGATGTGCCCCGCTTCTGCAACTACGAAACCTTTCATGTGAATTCCTCCACTGTGTCAGTTTTTGGACAGTTCCAGAAATTCGCGCCTATTTCTGGAACTTGAACTTATGAGCGTGCAGCTAGGGCGATGAAGGGCGAAAGCAAGTTGCTGCCGTTCTTCGGAGTCAGAGGCTTCTTCCAGACTGGCTGCCCGTCGACGCGGTACACAAAGCGGAACGTAGTCTCATCGGTGAGGAACCTCACGTGGATGCTGCTCGCCGCCTCCGGTGCGCCCTTGTCGCCCATCACGTACTGAGTCAGATCGAGCAGGAGGATGTCTCCCGGCGTCCCAAACGTCGCGCAGTATTCGACCGGGATCACAGGCCGACCGAGCATCCGGCCCCAGTTGCTTGGGTTCGGCGGTGAGTTGTTCTGACCGCCCGTATATCCCGGCGGGAAATAGAGCAGTTGAGTGGCGGTGCCCGTCCCAAGGGTTAGAGGATAGAGATGCGCCTCCACGTCCTGATTGATGAGCCACACCGCGTCCATCCGGCTCGGCGCCCACATGTGACCCCACATGGCGAGAACGTCCTGAGTGGAAATCACCGGCCCAGACCCGGAGGGGTCACCTGGATCCTTCGCCACCGTCAGCACAGCGCCAGAGTTCAAGATGCCAAGAGGCTGGCCTGCGCCGCTGCCGTTGAGGATCGAGTCCTCGACTTTGAAGTTCATTTCCATCGGGAACGTCCGCATAATCACGGCTTCCAGAGCAGACGCGTCTTGCAGCAGCTCGTCGGTCGCGTAGCAGAGGCCGGTCAGCTTGTTGAGTTGAATCTCGATCTGACGGAACTTCGGACGGCTTCCGACTTTCGTGTCCGCCTCGTTCTGCCAGTAGGCCAGCACGCCGCCCCAGCGGCTGCCGTCAGTCCGAGCGTCTTCATCGATGGCGTTGATCTTCACGCCGTTGGAGTTGGCAGAGATGGGAACGCGAAACACCCGCTGCGACACGTTCCCCAACTGGTACGTGCGTTCAAGCAGGAGTTCCGAGAAATCCTTCTGCACAAGAAACCCGCCCTCCGCAGGGGAGGCCTCATTCAGTCCGGCAGCACCCGGAGACGCCGCCTGTATTAGCCGGGGATCGAGCCGTTGCATCGGACTCGCGGCTCGGGCCACGGCAATGAGTTGCTCGCCCAGACTGTTGAATGGTCCCTTGGTGCGCCTACCTCCTTGCGGCGGATCCGCGCCAGCGTTAGGGTTGTCGATGCCACTCTGGCGCGTAAAAGCGGCATTTTCGTCCGGTAGGGCGGCCATCGAACGCTCTGCCGCGAGTATTTCTTCCTCGCGCTGAAGGTTCGCTTCGAGCGCCGCGAGTTTCTTGATGTTGTCGTTGTACTGAGCGCCTTCTGCTTCTGAGAAATCGCGCTCCTCTCTGGCAATCAGGTCAAGCAGCGTCCGTTGCGCCTTCACGAGGTCTACCTTGCGCTGACGGAGCGCGTGAATGTTCGATCGCATCGCTTTTCTCCTTCGGATGGATGTGAACTGCGCCGCACGCGCTCAAGATCGAAGGACCTGAAGCAACGCCCGGGTCACACGTATTCGCTGCGCTGGCGTGCGAAGGCACGACAGCGGATCACAACAAACTTGATTTCGGGGTATATGCCTAGCCGGTATATGTTGATGTCCGGTCGGTTGCGCTAGTTTCGTGTTAGCATCTACGCTCGATGTTGGATTGGCTCAAGGCACACGTTTTCATCGCGTCGTGGGCTTCACCAGTGATTGCTCTACTAGGCATGATCTTGAAGAAACGCCCCGAGGGGACTCCTTTGGATTGGGGAAGGACGGTGTTTTATGTGGGCCTCCTGTCCCTTCTCGCCATCACGGTCACTCCCGGTGTGGAGTCAGCCATCCGGAACTTTGCCATGGGCATCTTCACAGTTGGGTTCGGATCGCTTATAGTGCGCCCCACTGACAGTTCTCGACACCATGCCAAAGATGAAGATTTTCGTCAGCGGTCCGGCCAATCCGCTCCTCCTGCCGCCACGGACGCAAGCGAGCACAGCGAAAATAAAGCCCCCCATGAATAGTGCCTAGCTGTAGAGTTCCAACTCCCGATACATCTGCTGCAAACGCAGCAACCGCTGCGCCCTCGGTAACTGGAGGCCGGCGTCCTGCTTCAGCCGGTCCGGCGTGGGTGGCGCCGGTTTCCCCTTGGCGCCCAGCCGCTTAAGCGTCCGGTCCCAGGTCGCGACGCGATCCACCATCCCGGCACGCCTTGCCGGTTCCGCGTTAAGCATCCGACCCTGACCGTAACCGTTGCGCACCGCATCCGGCGTCGTGTTTCTGCCTCGCGCTACCGCGTTCACAAACATGTCGTAAAAGTGGTTAACCTTATCCTGAATTGCGGCTTTTGCCTCCTCGTTCAGCGGTTCGAAGGGATTGCCCTCGGTCTTGTACTTGCCAGCCGAGATGAGCGAAACCTTGGAGCCTCTTGACTCGAGCGCCTTGGAGAGATCCTCATGCGCCGCGAAGACTCCGATGGAGCCCACCTCGCCGGATGGAATTGCAACGATGTCCGAGGCCTGCGATGCGAGGTAGTAGGCTGCCGAGGCCGCCTGAGAGTTCGCCACCGCCACGACCGGCTTCACGGCACGCGCCTGATAGATCTCGTCCGCCAGTTCGGGCACGCCGTTTACCGTCCCGCCGGGAGAGTCAATGTCCATGACGATGCTTTTTACAGTCGGGTCGCCGACCGCGGAACGAAGGTACTGCGAAAAGCGTTCCATTGAAGTGCCGCCGCTGAAGTCGCTCATCATTCCCATGCGATGCGCGATGGTGCCGAACAGCGGAAGCACGGCAATGACCGGTGCACTGGATCGCGAGACGGACGACGAGCCGTTCTCCATCAGCGCCGCTCTCTTGCCTTTCTTTTCCTGCTCTTCCTGGTCCCGTTTCTCGGCGGCGCTCTCACAGGTGCACCCGTCACAGTCGCATCCCTCGTGATCGCATTCCTCACAGTCTCCCGCGATGCACGGATCGCAGGGACACTCGCACGGCTCGTCATAGCCCTGCATGAAGGGATGAACGATGAAGGCCTCCTCGTGGTAATCCGGCGGTTCCTTGTCGAATTGTTTGTAGTGCTTGGCAAGGTGGTTATAAACGGCCCTGCGATCACCGGATGGGATGTTGGTACCGCCGCGACCTCCGAGCAGCGCCGACATGGCTGCGGTGACACCGCCCCACACGACGACGAGCTTGCTACCCTGAATGTCGTGATGCGGTAGCTTGTAAGACCCGAATTGGTCCGCGTTCTCGGCGTCGTACCAAGCGAAGCCCTGCCGATACTTCGCCCAGTCCATCTTGTCCTTGTCGCCCGAGCCGTCCGACGAGGCCCACTTCGCCAGCCGGTTGCGAGCCGCGTCGCCGTCCCACGAACCGGACTCGTCCTTGCCGCTGGACGGAGAGTACGGCACGGCGCCAGAGTGGAATTCCGCCGGGAGGATCCGGAGCTCGCCGTCGTCTTGGGGATCGCCGCACTCGATCAGGTACGGAGGACGCGAACGTTCGGCAATCAGCGCAATTTCGTCCTCGGAGACTTCCCCGCCGTCAGCGCGCTCGAGCAGGAGCCTCGCAATCGCGTTCATCTTTTCCCGCCGGATCGCCCACGGCGTGGTTACCACTGCCGAGAGAATGTGACCGTATTTCAT